GTTACTTAACATAATGAGTGTTGTGCGACGGATATCCGCAAGTGCTTGCAAGGTAGCGTCTTGCTCAAACGGGGCTGCCCCGAAAGCGGGCGAAGTGCGGTGGTCGGCGGTGGTCGGCGGTGGTCGGCGGTGGTCGGCGGTGGTCGGCGGTGGTCGGAAATTACGCAAGTGCTTGCGGTGGCGGTGGCGTCGCTGCCGTTGCCGGACTGTAAAGCAAGCGGATGCGGATGAAACCGATCCCCCAGCACCGCCATGCCCCGAAACTGTTCCACATGGAACAATTCCACCCCCAGCCTTCAATATCAACAACTTATGTAAGTTACATAACCACCTTGCATCGCAGAGACTTACGAAAGCCACTTACGCAAGACGGTGCGGTGCAATACGTTAGCGTCGGTGTTTCCTGCCCTTTTGAGCCCCCGATTAAACAGAATCCGTCACTTCACCGAAACGCACCTAACTCATTCACCCAACAGTCACTTACGCATTTATGACACCGTGACCCGCTACCCATACCGCCCCAAGCCGCCCGACCCCCCGAGAAATGGCAGGAAACCACCCTAGAAACGATTCCGTTTTAAGTCGTTATTGCGCACCACTTTACACACCCCACCTCGCCACTAACTAATAGGGCGACGGATCAGACCCCCGACACCCCGACACCCCGACACCCCGACACCCCGACACCCCGACACCCCGACACCCCGACACCCCGACACCCCGACACCCCGACACCCCGACACCCCGACACCCCGCACCGCAAACCGTAACAACAAAACCAATACGCACGAATGGAAAAACTTTAATTGCCTGCGCGGCAACGACTTAGGTTAAAGTACAGATTATGTACTTGTAACACGCTACAACCTGTTTCAGCTTGTTGTCAGTGGCAGCGAGGACGGTAGCAGAAGTGAGGTTCGCAGAACCAAGCTTCTCCCCCCTCGCTCCCGCTCCAAGGGCTCCGAAAGTCGCGCTAAGTCGCGATGGGGGATGGTGAGCCGAGCGCAAAGGAAGTGGCCGACGGGGTGGGTAACTCCATCCGACTGGCCTATCTCCCCCGCCTCGACCCTTCACATGGTCGTAATAGCTGCCCTCGGCAACCGCGTTCCAACCAACGCCCCGAGGGACACCGCGAGTCATCCCCCGCCGCTGGTGCATCGCCCGACGAAACCACGCTCCGACCAGACGTGGAGGATAATCGGGCAGGAACACTCAGTGAGTGTTTCCTCCAGCCACTGCACGCAGCGTCTGGAGGAAGCACTCACGCTTCACCCAACCCAAAACAGAGATCCACATGAAAAATCCATACACGCACTCCCACGCACTCCTCGTCGACAGCCGCTCGTCGCTGCCGACCCGACCCGAACGCATCGCCCGCGCTTTTGGCAACGTCATCGCCCCGCATAAAGTCCTCAAGTGCAAGCGGGCATCTGACACCATCATTCTGCTCGGCGACGGCACTAAGATCCTCGTCTCCTACAACACCCCCGTCGCGCTCAAACGCCCCGACGGCACCGCAGTGGCCACCCCCTATGGACAGTACTCCCGCACGACCGACCGTGCCGTGGCCGACTTCGCTGCCAACCCCCAGCGCGTCACCATCGCCGAGTTCGCCGCCCTCTCCGCCAACCTCTGACCCCCGCGCCATGAAAACGAAACGCATAGTCGTAAACCCCAACGTCCTAATCGCCCTCGGGTATCCCGCAATCTACGAGATCCGCAACCGTCACGAACAGGTCGTCGCCACCGCCGACCTGTTCGACGACGCGGTCTACGCCGCCGAGAAGTATCACCCCGCCATGATCGTGCGGGTGGCCACCGGAGAGGTCGTCTTACTCCCCACCACCAACGGCATCGCGTCGGTTGCCAAGGCATGGCTCGACGCCGACGAAGACGACCACCGCTAACCTCTGCTCCCCTGCCCCGCAGGGGACAGACCCTTGCCCCCTACGGTCACGCCGTGAGGGGCAAGGGTCTGTCAGCACAACACCCACAGTAAAACAGGAATACCCATGAAAACATACATAGTCTACGACGAACGCGGCAACGAATGCGGCTACTTGAAAGCCCGCTCCCACAACGAGGCCGAAAAGAAGGCACAAGCAACGCATGGCCCGCTTGCGTCAGTTGCTTACACCGAACTGTAACCAAAAACAAAGATCCACATGAACTCATCACAACGCCTCGCCTCTTATCTCCGCGCCAAGTTGCGCGTCCTCCTAGTCGGCCCGCCGGGGACTGGTAAAACTGCCCGCATAATCGAAGCCGCGACCGACGCGGGCTTTAAGGTCGTGATCTTCCGAGCCTCACTCGCCGAGCGGGTCGACCTCGGCGGTTGCTACGTCCCCGACATCGCAGCGGGCGTGACCCGTGCCCTCCCCTTGGAGCTGCTCCAGCAACTCCGCACTGCCAAGGTGCCCACGCTCCTGTTCCTCGACGACCTCGGGCAGGCACCAATGGATGTGCAGGCGTCGATCATGGCCCTCTTCGACGACGGTGCGCTCTCGCCCTTCGTCCTCATCTGGGGTGCCACCAACCGCCCCGCCGACAAGGCTGGCGTGTCCGCCCTGTGCGAGCCACTCCGCAGTCGGTTCAACGTCGCATTCGCCGTCGCCACCCCCACGACCGAGGCCAAGGCCGACGGCCCCACCATCCTCTCGTCATGGCGCGAGGAGGTCGACAGCTGGACACGGTGGGCCTCTGAGCAGGGCTTCGCCCCCGAGATCGTGGCATGGCACCGCTCCACGACGGGGCGCAGCCTCTACCAGTGGAAGCCCTCCGCCGACCCCGCCCTTCGCATGGCGGACTTCCGCAGCTGGGCAGTGGTCGGTCGCCTCTGGGAGGCAGGGCTGCGCGACTTCGACTCCGTCGCCGCTGCCATTGGCAAGGGTGCCGCCGCTGAGTTCCTCGCCTTCGCACAGCTGGCCGACCAACTCCCCACCCCACAACAGGTGTGGATGGACCCCCATGGGGCACCTGTCCCGACCGACCCCGCCGCGCAGTACCTCATCGCGACCATGCTCGGTCGGGCAGTAGAGGCAAAATTTGCCGCTGCCCTTGTGACGTACATCGACAGACTGCCGCGCGTCATGGGTGCCTACTGCGCCAAGGACGCCTTCTCCCGCCTCGGTGCCAAGCTCGTCGCCAATGCCGAGTGGCAGAAGTGGTGGGTGAAAAACTCCGCGCTCTTCGCGACCTCCACCGCTACCTGACCCGAGATCTCATCGAGCCGTCGTGCCCAACACGACGGCTCTCTTCAGCTCTCGCATCGTAACCATAAAACCAATACACACATGAAACTCAGCTCCCGCGCAGTCATCGCAGTCCTCAACGTCGGCGCATGGCGCGTCGTCAAACGCCACGCCGCCGAAACCGCAGTCGAGAACGCTCGGCACGGACTCACCAACGAGGCCCGCGTCGACGTGAAAATCTGCGCCCACCACGCCCTCGAATCCATCGCCGAGCTCCACTCTGAGGCACGGCTCGAACACTACCGACTCACCCTCCCCTGCGCGGACAAAGGGCTCCGCCTTCTGCCCGCCGCTCGGCAGTTCGAGCACTCGCAAATCATGCAGGACTTCGGTGCCCGTATCCAACAGCTGGTGACGATCTTCCTCGCCGACTACGACACCGTCCGCACCGACGCACCCGCCAGACTCAACGGCCTGTACGTCGCCGCCCACTGGCCGACCCATGACGTGGTGGCATCCAAGTTCTCATTCACCACCCGCTACCTCCCCGTCCCTGACGTCGGGCAGTGGGCGGAGTGGTTCGAGGAGGCGTCGGCCTGCGCCCAAGAGGAGTTGCGTGACCGCCTGTCCGACGCGATCCGCAAGGTGGCGGCCAAGCTCCGCGACCCCAAGGCAATCTTCCGCGACACCCTCGTCTCTAACCTGACCGAGATCCTCGCCCTTGCCCCCGACCTCAACCTCGCCGACGACCCCCAGATCGCCGACCTTGCCCGCCAAGCGGGCGACCTCGTCGAACACGACGCAGCCACCCTGCGCGACGACCCCATCGCCCGCGCCAACACCGCATCCCGAGCCGACGAAATCTGCTCACTCTTTTCCCTATGAAAATCGACACTCCCATCGCCATCGACCGTGCCCGCTACTGGGCACTCACCACCCCCACCGCTGCCTTCTACGGCAGTCTGGCGGGCAATCTCATCGACGTCATCGACGACCGCGTCCCGACCGCAGCCACCGACGGCACGCGCATCATCTGGAACCCGACATGGGTCGCCACCCTGACCGAGCAGGAGGTGCGGTTCGTCCTCCTGCATGAGACTTTGCACTGCGCCCACAACCACTTCGATCGTCTGCCCCACACGGAGGAAGGCAACGTCGCTGGTGACTACGCAATCAACGCCACACTGGAGAAGATCGCTGGCATCACCATGCCCAAGGGCGGACTGCGCGACGTCAGGTACGACGACATGGCGGAGGAGGAGATCCTCACCGCCATTCGCAAGCAACCCAAGCCGCAGCAGGGTCAGGGTCAGGGCCAACCCCAGCAGGGTCAGGGTCAACCCCAGCAGGGTCAGGGTCAGGGCCAACCCCAGCAGGGTCAGGGTCAGGGTCAACCCCAGCAGGGCCAACCCGATCCCAACGGCCAACCAGACACTGGTGGATGCGGTACGTTCATCACCCCCACGGCACCGCCACCGCCTGCTCTGGGCAAGACCCCGCCGCCCTCCCTTCGGGAGAAGTGGGAACGTGCCCTCATCGGTGCCGACATGGCACGCAGGCAGGCAGGACGGGGCACGGTGTCGGCCAACCTGCAGGCGGAGATCGACCGACTGACGGCGACGGCAAAGGTGGACTGGCGGCAGGAGACGGCGGACTTCGTGAAGTCTGCAATCTCCACGCGCAACGACTGGTCGCGGTCATCCCGACGCATGGCCCTCGCACCTGTCATCCACCCCCGCCGCAAGCGGGACGGCATCGGCCTGCTGGTGGTCGGTCGCGACACCTCGGGCAGCATCGACCGCACCCTGTGCGCCGAGTTCACGGCACAGGTCAACCTCCTCTGTGCAGAGGTGGGGTGCGAGGCCATCGTGATCGACTGCGACACCGAGATCTGCGCCGAGTACCGCGTCGGCCACGGTGACGAGGCACCACTGGAGGCCAAGGGCGGAGGCGGCACCTCGTTCGACCCCGTGTTCGCACGGGTCACGCAGTTGATCGAAGACGGCGAGCACATCGCGGGTCTGGTCTACCTGACCGACGGCGACGGCGACGTGAGCGTGACAGAGACAGACTACCCCGTGCTCTGGGGAGTCTATGGCGGGCGGACGGCCCCCATGCCCATCGGGCGGACCATCACGGTCGAGTGAGCGCAGGGCAGGGGGTGCCGAGCACCTCCTGCCCACCTGTTTTCCCATGACAACAACCACAGAACGGACTAACTATAGGTGCAGCGACGACCACTCTTACGACGGCGACGGCCTCGGCGTCGGCGCAGGCAACGGATGCAGAGGCTACGGCTACGGCTACGGCTTCGGCTACGGTCACGGTACCAGTGGCAACGGCCACGGCTACGGCTACAACTACGGCGACGGCGACGGTGCCGGTGACGGCTACGTCGACCATAGCTACGACGGCAACGACAACCTCCTCCTCATCTGCGACGACGCACTCGTCGCGCTACAACACATCTCCCCATGATAGCAACGCACTATATCCCGCCCAACGCCAAGGTCTGCAAGACCATCCACGGCAACCGCCGCATCCGCAAGCTGCCCCACCTGACGTGGGACGACAGCACCACCCCGCCCACCCCCCTCTCCCACCGGAACGGATGGAAGGTGGTTCAATCCGGAGGGGTCATGCACCCCTTCTTCATCCTCGAAGACACTCTCTGGTCGGTCGCCTCGACCACCACTCAATGCCAGCCTCAGAAAGTATTCTCAAAATGACTATTCCAATTAACGTACAACAGCTATTCGTAAGACTCGGTTGGTCGCGTGAAGACGTCGCCCAAAACCTACGCCAAGACATCCGCATCCGATCCACCACCGAGACATCGAAGTATTTTCGGGCGGTCAGGGCTGGGAAGTACTTCGTCCACGACACCAAGATCGTGCTCGCCTGTGACCACTACGACGCCATCGGCAGCGAATGTATCCGCCCCGTCACCATCGACCTGTCTGCCCCCAACTGGGAGAAAAGGATATTCGCGTGGGACATGGCGACGACCTTCAAGCTGACCGACCTTGCGGCCAAGAACTGCCAGCGTGACCACGAACGTCAGCTTAAATTAGGTCGCCAAAAGGAGGCACACGCAGAGGCCACTAGCCTCCACCCCGACCTCGTATCAGCACAGACCGACTACGAGACGGGCGCATTGGTCGGGTTCCTAGTCCAGCACTCCATAGGGGGCCACATCACCAGCAAGCTCACACCACTCACGCTCGACGAGCAACGCAACAAGATCACCAAACTCCTCAACTATCTAAAGGCCGAAGGGCTCATTACAAAATGAAAAACATCAATGGCTGGCACATCCTCGCGCTCGACAACGGCTTCGTCTTTGTCGGCGACGTTACCCTAGTGGAGGACACTCTCCTCGTTCAACACACCAAGCAACTCCGCAAGTGGGGCACCACCGCTGGCCTCGGCCAGATCACCCAAGGTCCGACCAACCAGACGGCGGCTGACCCCGTGGGCGTGCTCATCGTGCCCAAGGCACGACTGATCTTCGCCCTCCCCGCCTCCGCGACTGGGTGGAAGTGATTCCTCAACGGCTACCACGCCGCCAACGTGGTAGCCTCCTCTCACCATGACCACACTACTGACGGACGGCTACGGCGACGGCTACAGCTACGGAGACGGAGACGGCTACGGAGACGGAGACGGAGACGGCGGTTACGGAGACGGCTACGGTTACGGAGACGGCTACGGTTACGGCGACGGCGACGGCAACGGCAACGGCAACGGCAACGGCTACGGCTACGGCTACGGCGACGGCAACGGCTGGGGCAACGGCGACGGCGACGGCAACGGCAACGGCAGCGGCTACGGCGACGGCAACTACCCCCTTATCACCGACGACCCGCTCGTCGCACTACAACACGTCTCACCATGACCACACTACGGACGGACGGCTACGGCGATGGCCTTCATCGGGACGGCTACGGAGACGGAGACGGCGGCTACGGCTACTGCAACGGCGACGGCGACGGCTACGGCGACGGCGACGGCAACGGCAACGGCTACGGCAACGGCTACGGCAACGGCAACGGCTACGGCAACGGCAACGGCTACGGCAACGGCTACGGCAACGGCTACGGCAACGGCTACGGCAACGGCAACGGCTACGGCTACGGCTACGGCAACGGCAACTACCCCCTCATCACCGACGACCCGCTCGTCGCACTACAACACGTCTCACCATGACCACACTCCGAGTCACCAAGCTTCTCGCCATGACGAAGTCGAAGAAACGCTATCGCGTTCTTTTCGGCGACAAGCAGGCGAGCGGCGACATCCTCCCCGACCTCCTTGAAGGAGTGGGTGCGGGGAGTTGGTTCTGCTTCGTCGACCCTCTCCTTCTGCGCCTGCAATACGAGGTCGCCAAAGACTGCCGCAAAGTATCCATCACCATCCAGTTGTCCCAATGATAACTACAACCTCGCCTTCGCCAGTCCTCCCGTCCCAATGCACTACCCCACCCGCAACACATCACCATTGACAGCATCACGTTCTCCTGTCGCTGCTGTCGCTCTCTAAACCATGAAAAAAATGACGATCTCACAGATGGCCGCAGCCATGGGACGACGTTCCAAGGGGACGCCGAAGACCCTGACATTGAAAGAAAGAATCCGCCGAGCCAAGAGCCTAGCAGAGGCACGCAAACGGAGGTGGCTATGAGTACTGCACGCTATTTCTCAGGCACCAAGATGGGCGTAGTCCAAGGGACGACGGCCACCACCTTCGACGAACTGGTCGAACAGTTCATCGGCCATCCTGTATCCATCCCCCTTACACGCGAAGCCATGTTCGCACTGCCCGACAAGGCGCAGAACGAAGCCAAGCGCACCACCTACCTTGTGCCTGCCGTCTTCAAGGCCGACCCGTCGCCCCGCCAGACCGACGCCGCGACTCACTGCAACCTGTTGTTCGTAGACATCGACGACGGGGTAGAGGCGCAGCGCATCCTAGACGTCGGTCCCTCCACCCTGCTGGGGGATCTCGCCGCCGTGGTCTGGCACACTGCACGCTCGACCCCCGACAAGCCACGCCTCCGCATCATGGTATCCACCGAAGAACTACCAGTACCCCAGTACTCCCGCGCAGTCACCGCGCTGGCTGGACTGCTCGGTATGCGTTCGGTCACCCATGAATCCAAGGTCGCAGTACAACCCATGTATGCACCCGTGCAATACATCGGCGACACTGCCACACCCGTGGTCTACGAGAACCCCAAGGGCACCACCTTCGACCACGCCACCCTCGCCGCGCTCGACAACCTGCGCCCACCCGCACCGCCCGAGGACGCTGACATGGGCGACATCGAGTACCTCCGTGCCCCCGTGGACAACATCACCATAGAGGAAATTACCGAAGCCCTCACCAAGCTCGACCCCTCCTGCTCCATGCAGGCATGGGTGGAGATTGGCATGGGTCTCAAGCACCAGTTCGGACCTGCTGGTCTTGCCCTGTGGGACGAGTGGTCTGCCACCTCTAACAAATACCCCAGCCGAGAGGAGTTGGAGAAACGCTGGGACTCCTTTGCCGCTTCGCCAGCGGGGCGCGTCCCCATCACCATTCGCAGTGTCATCCACGCCGCCACCGAGAACGGCTGGGACAATCGCGCCCTCACCTCCCGCCTCTTCGAGACCACCCGTGAATGGATCAAGTCAGACCAACGCTCATCCGAGGAACTGCTCGACCAAGGTGGCAAGCGTATCGCCAAACTAGATACACTGATCGGGGCCATCGAGCGCAAAGTTCTCCTCTCTGATCTCCACTCTGCGACCAAGGCCCGTGGCTTGCGCGGGCCAACCGTGCAAGATCTGTCGCGTGAAGTGCAGCGTCTGACCCAGACAGCCAACCGTGCCGCCAGTAGTGCCCCGCCATGGACAGTGGGCATCGCCTTCCTCACTGCCCCCAACCTGTTTTACCGTTACCTCGACCGTCGCAAAATGCGGGGTGACGTGGTGGATCTCATCTATCGCAGCCCTGACCCCACCCAGATGGCCCGACAATACCTTGTCCACGACGTGGGCATACCCGTCGTGGAGAACCTGCGCTACGAACCATCAGAGAAGCGGCGTCTGTTCTCCTCTGGTGGAGTGCCCTATCTCAACACCTACTTCCCATCCTTCACCCCGCCCGACGCCAGTCAGTCGGTCTTGGCGGGCAGTCATTGGAAGGAGCATTCGATTAACCTCATGGGTAAAGACTATTGGATAACCCTCACCGACTGGCTGGCCTACCAAGCACAGTTCTCGGGCAAGAAGATTCGCTGGGCACCTATCATCCAGTCGGCCATGGGTGGTGGCAAAGGTCTCGCCGCCTACGTCGCGACCCTTGTGCTCGGCAACTCCAACGTGCAACGGCTCGCCGCCGAGCACGTCTTGGGCAGCACCCACAACGGCTGGGCAGTAGGCTACCAACTCAGCGTAATCGACGAGGCCCACAACGTAGGCGCAAACAGGCACGGCGTGGCAGACAAGGTCAAACCCCTCATCTCCGACGACTTCGTCTCGGTGCGCCAGCTCTACGAGCCTGTGGTGACGGCCCCCAACAACACGAACTACATCATCTTCACCAACCACTTCGACTCCCTCGCGGTGCATGGTGAGGATCGTCGCTACTGGGTTATCAACAGCCCGCTCAAGGACGCGGCCAGTATCGCCAAGCTGGGCGCGGACTACTTCGAGCGGATGTACTCCACCTTCGCGGCCAACGCGGGCGGACTGCGACACTTCTTCGAGAACTGGAAGATCTCCCCGACGTTCAAGCCCGAGGGTCGGGCACCCGTCACTCCGTTCCTCGGTGCCCTCGCCAAGCAGACAGCCTCTCCGCTCTCGCGTGCCGTGGCCGAGGCATTGGAGGACGAGCCCACCCCGCTGGTGCGGCGTGATATCGTATCCTTAACGGAACTACGTCAAGCCCTCCCCTCTCACCGACTGCCTGCCTTCTCCGACCAAGGGTTGTCAGGCATTCTGCGGGACAAGGGCTTCACCGACCTCGGACGGCAGATCCTTAACGGCGAGCGTCACTCCCTGTGGACGACTCGCGACGAGCCCTTGGCCACTACCCTCGGTCACGCGCAGGCCCGACTGGATCTCTTCTAAATTAACGGCTTGACGAATCAACGCTAACTGTTTCAGTACCCAATAACCCAATGAAAAAACAACCCTACTGCCGCTTGCCCCACCCCCACCCCGAACCCGCCGCCCCTTCGCCCCTCCGTGCCCAGACCATGGTCATCGCCGTCATCGTGGGCGTGGTCTTCGGGCTGGGGGTCATGCTCATAATCGTGTCCCTGTGAACACGATCATTGTCATAGCCGCCCTATTGGCGGTGTTCCTCCTACCTCCTCGCATTGCGAGAGCACTGCGCTGTGACTACCATGCCCGAGGGTACTGCATGAGCCCTTGCAAACGCACAATGCTCGCCCTCCGCAATATCTTTTCCCTGTAAGTTCAACCATAAACAAGTATACATATGTCACTAGAAACTGAAATCGCCAGCCTAACCATCGCGGTGCAGGCTCTCACCAAAGCCCTCGCCTCCCAGCCTGCCAGCATCCCACCTACCTACGTTGAGGCCGACCTCGGGCAAGCCCAACCAGAACCAGTCAAGGTCGCCAAGCCCGCCAAGGCCAAGCCCGCCAAGGTGGAAGCCCCGACGCCTGAGCCCACGCCCGAGCCCACGCCCGAGCCTGCCAAGAAGTACACGGTGCAGGACATCCGCACCCTCGCCCAAGCCGCGCTCGACGACGGCAAGCTGGCGGGAGTCGTGGCCATCAACAAGGAGTTCGGGCTCAGGAAAATCTCCGAGGCCACTGAGGACAAGTTCGCCGAGATCATCGCCCGCCTGACCACTCTCGTCCATGGGTAAGATCGACGTCGGGGCTTCGTCGGCCCATCGGTGGACGGTCTGTACGGCATCGCCGCAGTTCATCCTCGACCATGAGGCGGACTTGCCGTCGGACCGCACCAGCTACGCCGACGAGGGCACCCTTGCCCACGCCGTAGCCGCCAACATCCTGCTCAACCAGCCGATCCCAACGGGTCTGTCGGACGAGCTTGTCGGCTACGTCAACGGCTACGTCGCCCACGTCCAGTCCCACGGGGGCAAGCTGGCGGTGGAGACCAAGCTGCCCCTGTTCTACATGCCTGACCGCAACGGCATCATCGACGCGGCCAGCTCCACACCTGACGCCATCTACATCGACGACCTCAAGTACGGGGTCGGGGTGTCGGTGGATGCACAGGACAACGAGCAACTGGCGATCTATGGCGAGTCAATCGTCCGCCAGTGGGAGCAAGCGGTCTCGTTCAAGCCTGACCACCCCATCCATCTCACCATCTACCAGCCCCGTGATCGCAACAACCCAGAACCTGTCCGCACATGGGTGCTGACTCGTCGTGAGTTGGCGGAGCTGGCTGGATGGATCGAGGGGCAGGCGGCTGAGGTCATGTCGGGCAACGGAGTGTTCAAGGTCTCGGACAAGGGGTGTCGGTTCTGCAAGGCCAAGGGGCTCTGCTCTGCCTACGCGAACCAAGGTCTGGTCGCCTTGCCCGAGGCGGCGAGAGTCATCGAGTTGCCCGAGGCAAGCACACTTCCCCGCTCCGAGCGGGTCAAAGTCTTGGCCGCCAAGAAGGTTCTCATCGGCTGGCTGGAGGCAGTCGAAGACCAAGAGGTGTCAGAGTTAATGGCTGGTGCAGACCCGCAGGGGTTCAAGCTGGTCACGGGGAAGAGCAACCGTGCGTGGTCGGACACCGACGCCGCTCAGAAGCTGCTGTCCCAGCATCTCAAGTTAGACGTAACGAGGCCGAGAGCAGACCTCATTTCGCCCCACAAGGCGGAACAAGCTCTCAAAAACAAAGAGTTGTCGAAGCGTTTCCAGACGCGCCTTCACTCGCTCATAACCAAGCCGGAGGGGAAACCCACACTGGTCGCTGAAACCGATCCGCGTCCGGCACTGCTGCTAGAAACCACGTTCGATAACCTCGACGTAATATAACCATGGATACTAATACTAATGTCAAGCTCACCAACGTGCGGCTTTCGTTCCCGTCCCTGTTCTCCGCCCGCAAGTTCGCGCCGACGGATGCCAAGGGTTCGTTCTCAGCTGCGCTGATCCTCGACAAGAAGGTCAACGCCCGCGACATCGCCGCCGTCAAAGCTGCCATCGCCTCGGTCGTAGCGACTGACTTCAAGGGTAAAGCCCCCACCAAGACCTGCCTTCGCGATGGCGCGGAGAAGTCGGACACCGACGGGTATGGCGACGGCGTCATGTTCATCTCGGCACGCAGCGACAAGCGTCCTCAAGTAGTGGGCCGTGACCTTGCGCCTCTGACCGAGGAAGACGGCAAGCCCTACGCGGGGTGCTACATCAACGCCACCATCCAAATCTGGGGACAGGACAACCAGTACGGCAAGCGCATCAACGCCAAGCTGCGTTGCGTGCAGTTCTACAAGGACGGTGCGACCTTCGGCGAGGCACCAATCGACATCGAGCAGGAGTTTAGCGTCATCGCTGACGACGACGTCCTCTGACAATGAAGACCAACCCCATGCTTGCGGCCAGCGCACTGGCCAAGGTGTTGGAGTCCGACCCCATCATGGCATCCCAGATCAAGGAGCACATCTCCGTCATCAGGCTGCTGCAACTTCTTGAGATCACCGAGGGAGATCTTGTGAAGGCGATGGAGCTAATGATGCCCGAGAAAAAGACAGACTGCTAGTCCCCCAAGCCCCGTGTGGTTACACACGGGGCACAATTTCCAAATGAAAGTATGCTTAGATTTCGAGACCCGTAGCCGTGCAGACCTACCCTCCGTGGGGGCTCATCGCTACGGCTGCGACCCCTCCACTGAGGTGTTCATGGCTGCGGTCTCCGACCTCGGAGACGAGCACGCGCCTGTCTATCTGTGGATCAACCCCAAGTTTGAAGATGCGGGCATTGTGTCGGACATCGAAGCCCTGCCCATGGTTCGTGCCGCGACCGAGGTCCACGCCCACAACGCGCCCTTTGAGCAGGCCATTTGCAGCGGCACCGGAATGCTGCCCGAGATCACCCTCGACAAATGGCGTTGCACGCAGGCCATGGCACTCATCGCCGCACTGCCTGAGTCGCTGGAGAAATGCGGTGCAGCCCTGAACATCTCCAACCAGAAGGACAAGCTAGGCAAAGACCTCATCAAGTTCTTCTCAATCCCACAGGAGGATGGCACCTTCAACGAGCCCCGCGACCATCGTGAGAAGTGGGCTCAGTTCTGCGAGTACTGCCGTCAGGACGTGCGTGCCGAGAAAGAGATTCACCGTTACCTAAAAACACGTTTCAGTTTGGTCGGTACCAATCTGGACACGTTTCAATTTACGCTCCGCCTCAATGACACTGGAGTACCCGTCAACGTACCTGCCCTGCAAAACGCGCAGCGCATTATCACCGAGGTAGAGACAGAGGCTGGGGCAGAGTTCCTCCAGTTGACCAAGCTCAACATCACCCAGCGGGCCAAGATCCTCGCGCTATTGCAGGCGGGCGGGCTGCTCATCGCCGACATGCAGAGCGATACGTTGCAGACGGCCCTTGCCCATCAAGCTGTAGCCCCTTCCATCCGTCGCGTGTTGGAGCTGTACTGCCAACTCTCATACGCCGCGACCAAGAAGATCACCGCCATGCTGAACTGGGTCTGCCCCGATGACCGGCTCCACGGCGTCTTCAAGTTCTACGGCGCAGGCACCGGACGCTGGACTGCTGGTGGACCACAAGTGCAGAACGCCAAGAAGCCCTCCAAGGAGATGCGTCCCATCGTGGCCGATGCCTTTGCCTACATCGCCAAGGGGGGTACGGCGGAGGGTCTGCGTGCAGTCTATGGCGAGCCCATCGAGGTGCTCTCCTCCTGCATTCGACAGTTCATCCAGTCATCTGGGAACCAGTTGTTGGACGGGGATTACAATGCCATCGAGGCACGCATCGCCTGCTGGGTATCCGGTGAGACCGTGGCCTTAGACGAATACCGTCGTGGCGTGGACCGCTACCTGACCATGGCGGCAGGGATCTACTCTGTCCCAGTCTCCCAAGTCACCAAGGACCAGCGAGAGGTAGGCAAGCGGGCGATCCTCGGGCTGGGCTACGGCATGGGGTCGGAGAAATTCCAGAGTTCTTGCCGAGATCTGTACGGCATAACCCTCACCAACGAAGTAGCCGAGAACGCCAAGGACGCTTTCCGAGACAGTCACATGAAGATGGTCTCCTGTTGGAAAGCGTTAGATCGGGCCATGAGATACGCCGTGGAAGGTCGGTCAGCCTTCACCGCTGGAGATGGGGATATGATCCACGTCTGGAAGGAGACGACTGCCGGACGTCCCTACCTCTTTGTTCGCCTGCCCTCCGGTCGCAGGCTGGCCTACCCCAACCCACTGGTGGAGCCCGACCCCAAGTTCGGCACCCAGTTCACCTATTGGGGGGCAATCTCTGGCTCCACCCAATGGGGCAGAGTGAAGCTTTATGGGGCAAAACTATTCGAGAACATCTGCCAAGCCATTGCCGCCGATGTCATGTCACATGGAGCGAGAGTGGCGGAGGCAAGGTGGATGCTGCCGTTCGCATTGATTCACGATCAAGCGTTGGCCGTCTCACTCCCCAACCAAACCGCAGAAGATTTCGCCAATGCCCTTGCCTCCTCGCCTCCATGGGCGGGCGGCTTGCCGCTCAAGGTTGAGGCCCATTTCGCACCCTATTACTCTAAATGAAAATACCTACCAAATACCAGATCTTCGATGACTCGGTTGAAATCCAAGACAAAGACGTCGAGCGTCTGTCCTCCTGCATCGGGGGATGGAACCGACTGCATGAGCTGTTCCTATTGGGGAGCGTCAACGAGCCCGACCTCAAACGCCTCGTCGTCATGGAACTCATGGGCAAGCAACGTCACTCTCTGATCGTTCGCCTAATGGGCCGTCTCGCCAAGCTGGATCGTCAACGCTACTTCCGCCGCATCGCTCAAGTCACCAACATATGAGACCAACCATCCCCGATTCCGTCATCGACGAGATCCGTCGAATGGCTGCCCAAAATCCTACACGGGGGTATCAGAAGGCCATCGCCAAGAAGTTTGGGTTGTCCGCACCTTACGTCAACATGGTGATAAAAGGCATACGGAGAAAGCTACCATGACCGAGGCACAACTAGAGCGCAAGGTGGTGGAGTTCTGCCATGAGTATAAGCTTCTCACCTACAAGTTCTCGTCTCCTGCCCATCGTGGGGTGCCCGACCGCATCATCCTCTACCATGGTCGCGCCCTCTTTCTTGAACTGAAACGCCTCGGCAAGAAACCCACCAAGCTGCAAGAGCGAGAACTGGAAGAGCTGCGAGCATCAGGCTGCGCCGCCCACTGGACCGACAACTTCGAGACCGCCCGCAATCTCATCCTTAAATTCGCCGTCTCGGTATGATCCTGAAGCTTGAGCCCTACCAAGTCGAACTGCGCGACTTCCTGTTATCCCATGATCGTGCCTACACCAACGTGGGCTTGGGGTTGGGCAAGACGGCATCCACGTTGGACGCGCTCAACCACCTGTTCATGGATGGTGCTATCAGTTCTGCGTTGGTCGTAGCTCCCCTTCGCGTGGCACGCATGACGTGGCCCAACGAGATCAAGAAGTGGAGCCAGTTCCGTTGGATGAAGTCCGAGATCCTCGCAGGCCGACCACCCTCGGGCAAAGCCCAGATCTACCTTATCAACTACGAGCGGCTGGCCCAGTTAAAGTCCTTGGAGTTCTGCGACGTGGTCATCTTCGACGAGATCACCAAGGCCAAGAACCCAGCCAGCCTCCGCATCAAGGCCATCCGCCCCCTGCTCAAGCATCACCGCCGTTGGGGTCTGACCGGAACACCCCGCCCCAACTCCCTGCTGGAACTGTTCGCCCAAGTGAGACTGATCGACGACGGTGTGAGACTGGGCAAGGCGTTCAGCGGGTACCGCGACTGTTACTTTTTCCCAACCGACTACATGCGCTACAACTGGGAGCCCAAGGCAGGGTCAGAGGCCAGAGTGTACGCCAAGCTGGCAGACCTCACCATCACACTCCGCAGCAGCGACCACCTCGACGTGCCCGACACCATCTTGGAGGACATCGAGGTCTCGCTCCCACCCAAGGCTAGGAAAGCTTATGACACTTTGGAGACGGAGTTCCTCGTCGTTCTTCGCAAGGAGGTAATCGCCCGCAACGCCGCTACCCTCGCAGGCAAGCTGCACCAGATCGCGGGGGGCAACATCTACAACGAAGCAGGCGAGCCCGAGGAGCTGCACGACGCCAAGCTCGTCGCCCTGAAGGCGTTGATTAAACGCGCCCCCACCGAGCGGGTGTTGGTTGCCTGCCAATACATCCACGAACGTGAGCGAGTCTGCAAAGCCTTCCCGCAGGCAATCAATGCGGCCAAGTTCAAGGGCGACATCGAGCAGGCATGGAACTCTGGACACATCCCCATGCTGGTTGCCGATCCACGCTCATTGGGTCATGGTCTCAACCTGCAACAGGGTGGCAGGACAATCATCTGGTACAGTCCGACGTGGAGTCGGGAACTCTACGACCAGTTCAACGCTCGCGTGGCCCGCAAAGGCCAAGCTACCCAGCCCCTCCTCTATCGCATCATCGCCACCGGCACCATTGACGAGGCCATCGTAGCCACTCTGCGCGAACGCGGAGATGCCCAGCATGAGATGTCCCGCGTCATGTCCAACTATCTCAACCTCCATCCATGAATAAATCCGTCCCTCAACACACCTACGGCTTAGTCGATCAAGGCATTCTGCGTGGCGTGACCAGAGACACTGGCGAGTACGAACGCTGCGTGATCTTTGGCGTGACCTCCATCCCTTCACGCGCTCTGCACTTCTCCATCCTGTGCGAATCAGGAGCGCAATGGGCACGCATACCGCTGCACAAATTACGGCATGAGAAACCCACCAGTCAGAAAGTTCACGACATCCCGCAACTGCAATCGTGGGACTGCCACGGCTGGGATTTCTGCGTCACGCAGTACGAGTACCTCCGCGAGATGGGCTGTCAGTACAAGAACCGCGACGGGGTCATGGTCCCAGCGAGCTACTGGTTCACCTTGGACCACACGGACAACGGTTACAGTCAATACCCGCCAGAGCACAAATGCTACCACGTCCTGTTTTTAGCTGATGGGTCAGGACAAATCGCAGCCCAACCCAACAACCGCATCCTGTGGCGCGACGACAGCTTTGTGCGCCCCAACCCCACACAAATTTCAGAGTACCGAGTGATGCCCGAAAAGACGTGGCACGCTGAACTCGGACGCAACGCAGACCTAACAAAGATAATCAACGAACCATGAGCGACACAGAAATCACATTCACCGGAACCTACACCTGCACGAATCACAACGACAGACAAAGGGTCGAATGCCCCGTCTGTCTCGTCGCTTCCCTCACTACCGAGCGCGACCAACTCCGCTCCGAGTTTGAAAAGCTGGCCATAACAACGGCGCAAGCGCAGGACCGTAATGTGAGCCACAGACTAGAGCGCGACAAGGCCGAGGCAGAGCGGACCGATGCGATTTACCAGCGGGCGTGCGAGGTGGAGCGTGATCTCCGCGCCCAGCTCCACGCTTTGCAATTAGTCTGCGGCACGAACGACGCCAATAAATTTGAAACTTGGGTGGACCGAGCAAACGCCCGCGCCGAACGCGCCGAGGCCGATCTCGCCGCCGAGCGGGCCATGGTGCGCCTGCTGCGCAGCGCGCTCGAAAATCTGTGCGACGAGCAGAACGGCGCGCCTCTGGAGACACGCCGCGACCAATGGGAAATGGTAATGAATGATGCCCGCGCAGCCATTGTCGCAACGGAGGACGCGAAATGAGCGCACCCACACCCCGCACAGACGCCGCATGGTCCGCGTCGTTTGAAGGAAAACAACTCAGCGCAGGACAAACCGCACAAGCCCTGCGCGACTGCTCGCAGCAACTCGAACGCGAACTCGCCACCATCACCGCCGAGCGTGCCGAGTTGCGTGCCGAGGTGGCGCGGCTGCGCGCAGGCATCGAAGTGTGTTTACGCACAAACGGTCACTTGGCCGATGGTGAGAACTGCACGCTGATCGGTCTAAAACACTGCTTGCGCGACGCCCGCGCCGAACGCGCCGAGGCCGAACTCGCCACCGAGCGCGAGAAAGCCGAACGCTACCGGCTCACAACTCTGAAGCTCGACGCCGAACTCGCCAAGGAGCGCGAGAAGGTCCGC